CTGCAGCACGACATCAGGCACGCCGGCCACGTTGGCAGCGATGTCCCCAAACACTGAAGCGTAGGTCGTGCCTACGGAGGTTGTGGTGGGGGCTAAGATGATGCTCATGCGAAATGCTCCAGCAAGGCGACCACGTAAACAGCCACAACAGGGAAGATTAGATCGAACTTGCCATCAGTTGACCACTCCCAGATTTTGAAACCTTCATACCAAGGCATGCCTTCGTCATCAAACCAGCCTGCGCGTTTACCGTAGCGCTTGACCTGATCAGACTCATGTTGTGCGACTTCCCGGCCAAAGTAAAAGGCAGACCCGAAAGCTGCACCAATCCATAAATTCTTGGTGAGAAAGTAGATAACAGCCTGCGCTACAAGGGCCAGAAAAGCGTGAGAGACGTTGCTCATGTTCATGCTGTGGCTCCCTTGATGATGGCGAAGTTGATCTGTACAGCTTCTGCCAATGCGCCAGTAGAATCATTTTTCAACGTAATATTTGCTGCACCTACACCAACTCCAGCCCTGACAATGTAATTTGGTGGGGATATTGCGCTCCAGACGATATTTACTATTAGTGTGTCAACTGCAGAAATCAGTGAGTTATTGAACTGGAACGATATAGAAGCTCCAGCAGCTAGCGAGTCTGGCATCATATTAATCTGACCCGTAGGCTTATTCAACGTAACAGCAGTAGCCTTAGAAGTCGCCTGCGTAACCGTCCCGCCTGCGCCTGTGCCGTAGCCTAGACCAGCAGCACCTATGACAAGGGTTTCACCAACAAAGCGATTAGGCGCAGTACCGTTTGCATAGAAGTTATAACGGTTAGCACCCGCTGGGATATTGCCGTAGAAACCGTAGTTGTTTGTGGCACCTACTAAGCTAGCATCAGCGTTAAAGCCAAACTGATTCGTTACAGTACCTGTGATCGTACCTTGCTGAGCTTGATAACCTACAACAGTGTTATAAGTTCCGGCAGCAATAGCAGCAACAGCTTGAAATAAATCTGCGCGAGCGGTTACATCGGGCTGAACTATGGAAGTTACACGAGCACCTGCAGCAAAAGCAGCGCCAGTAATATTTTTTGAGACAGATAATGTGGTACTGCTAGATGTTGCACCACCTACAGCAAAATTCCCCGAGCTATCTTCTTTAAGCCCGTTGGTTGTCAATGCACCAGTCGCACTAAGCGCACCAGTTACAGCCATCCCGGCACCAACAGTAGCAGCGCCACTAACAGCCAAAGAAGTCGCAGTAACACCCTGCAACGTAGACGCACCAGTAGCAGTTATCGTCGTGGCAGAGATGGGATTGGGGTTTGACGGGTCTTCTAGCAGGATGTCAGAGATGGTGACCGTTGCATATCCGGTTTTGCTAACCGTCAGTGTGTACCGACCATCGGCAGCGTAGAACGAAATTCGACCGTTGGCATCAGACGTGAATGGGTTAGATAAGACGGTGACCCCATTGTCGGAGTACAGGGTCGGAGTTCCACCTGCAGCGTACGCGACCGTGACAGTTGCGAGAGGCAGTGGAGCGACTGCGCTGGTTCCTGTGGACGAGAAAACAACGTCGGTGTATTTTTGCATTAGGTGACTCCGGGGTCAGTGCCGGGTGCCATGCCGGCACCTTCGCTATCGAGCGATGGGCGCGCTTGTAGGCTGCTCTGCAGCATGTTGGTGAAGTTGTCGTAGCACAGCTTGGCCCGGTTCGAGTTCACTGCTTCGTTGTCAGTCATCTCCAGCAACGCCACGGTGCCATCCAGCACGACAGGGTAGTACGCATCAGGAAGGATGGCTGGGCTCTGCGACAGCGTGTAGTTCGGAGGCCCTTGGGCGTACTCGACTTGCAGCACGACACCGGCAGTAGCCGGGGGGTACACAAAGAATGTGTTGGCGCTGCGCGGGTGGCGCATCCAGTTGGTTGGAGAACCCGGCGTGCCAATCTGCCAAGTGGACGACATGAGGTCCAGCGCTTCGCGGTTGATCTCGTTGAGGTTGTTAGCCCCCACTACAGCCAGAGCTTCCATGAAGCGAATGCTGTCCGCCGGTGCCGTCTGCGTAGACCCGGCAACTGTGCTCATCGTGGTGATGAGCGCGAACAAATCTGGCCGAATCACCGCTATGCGCTTAAGCGCTTGGTTGGCCATCGACAGGATTTGTGCGTCTGTGAAACGCGGCGAAGACAGAAGGCCCAGGTCCTGAATTGCCAGGCGTGCGTCTGCTACGACCGACGACATCAGGAAAGTAGCCATTTACAACCCCTGAGCGGCTAGGCCGCGCGATGCGTCGGCCGAGAGTGCGGCGTCATCAGTAGTAGGATCGGTAGGCTCCACCAGCGACGTGGTTTTGCGCTTGCCGCGAACCGTTGTGGGCGCAGGGCTGACTTCGGGCTCGGGGTCAGGGAATGGGTCGCCAGCAGCGTTGGCGCATTCGACAAAATCCTCGTGGCCAATCCAAGGAGGGGCGTAGATGAATACTTGGCCGGAAGGTACGTGTTTCGTGTAACGGTCTGCCATGGGGCTCACTCCTTACTGTGTGGGTGAATATATCATAAAAAAGGCCCCCGAAGGGGCCTCTCTTAGCGCGCTATGGTTTAGATAGCGTACGCGATGCCGCCGACGCGGATACGGAACTTGCCGGCCTTGATGCCGGTCGAGGAACCGCCGGTCAGTGCCGCGATAGCGACACGCAGAACGTACACAGCGGGCAACGTGGTCAGAGAACCAGAAGCTGCCGGTGTAGCCCAGGGCAGGAATGCCGTAGCAGCCGTGTAGGTCAGTGCCGAAGCATTGGAGAACACAGACTGGCCGGTGGCAAACACAGTGGCCGAAGGCGTGAAACCAGAGATGGTCGCAACGGTCGAACGGTCAGAGGTCAGCACGGCTTGGTGGCCGACGTTCACGGTCAAGTTGGTCAGACCGGTCAAGTTACCAGCAGGCACCACGTCCGGGGTCGGAGCGTTGGTGTCCACGATGACTTGGACGGACTGGACTTGGAAGTTGTACGGCAGCAATGCCACGTCGATGGTGTCAGTCGCGATCACGCCCACACCGGCGTTGGGGAAACCGGTCTGCACGCCCAGGGCGCTCAGATTGGTACCCGTGCCGATCTGGGACAAGTCCACAGTGACTTCGACGACTTCTTGGCCGCCCAGAGACGCATCGCCGCGATATGCGGGGAATACGGACGACAGCAGGCGACCTTTTTGGTCGAGAATATAGTTTGCCATTTAAATTTACTCCGAAAAGATTGGTGGTAAGAAAAAGCAGGCCCCCTAGAGGGCCGCCATTTGCTTTACTGTCTCACATAGAGCCTTGCAAGGGCCTCTGGCTTCACGACTGCGTAGCCGTAGACTTGGAGGCCGCGAACGATTGAGCCGAAGGTGGACTCAGCACGGATAGATTCCATGTTGGTCATCTGCGTAGCGAAGGTCAGGCCCATCTTGTGGCCAGCCAGCAGGCTGAAACACTGGTTACCGGAGTCCACCACACGGTTCAAGTTGTGGCTCACATAGACCGTGAAGCGGTCGATGGTACCCAGGCGGCCGTTGCGCAGGGGGGTTTGGCTGTCGCCGGTCAGGCTGGCGTCTTTCACGTCAGACTTCTTGATCATGGCAGCCACCCAAGCGGGGATCACCAGGAAACGATCAGACTCAGGAGCATTGGCTTCGTCCAGCACGGCGCCAGCGTCAACGATGTAGTCGATCACGTTGGTCTTGGTCAGCTGCACGGGAGAGCCGGTGGCACCCATGTTGATGTTACCGGAGATACGGCCTGCGCCGGCGCCGGAGTTCATTGCCGAGATGCTGGGGATGATACCGGTCAGCACTTTGGCGTCGATCTTGATCTTCATCTTTTCAGATGCGTCACGAGTCCAGGCATCCATCAGGTTCACGTCCGACTGAATACGGTCCACGTCATCTTCCACAGCGGCAAAGTAGTCGCCCTGGTCGATGTTGAGGGTCAGCTTGGGCTTGTCAGGGCGCTCAACTTGCAACTGCATACCCTTCTGGTAGTCGCGAATGGTCAGCTCCGGGGTGGTGCGGATATTGACTTTATCGCCGAAACCAGTGATTTCACCGGAGTAGTCGGTGTTGGAAATGGCGGCACACACGGTGGCGTCATAAAAGTTGGCGATGAGCTTGGAGCTCCAGATTTCCGGGATGAAGTTACCGGTGTAATTGGCTCCGCCGCCTGCTACGGGATAAGGCATGTGAATCTCCTAAAAAATCAAAAAGTTAAGCCGCTCGTCGGACGATGCGTCCTTCTTGCTGCGCTGCAAAAATGTCATTCTCAAGCGCCTTAAACTCAGCTTCTTTGCCTGCGTACTTGCCCCGGGTCTTGTCTGCGTACAGCGCAGTGATCTCCGAGGGGTCCCAGATGCGTCCAGACTTTTCAGCTGGAGAACTGGACAAGTTGCGACTGGGGGCCTGCTGGCGTTCCAGTTCTGCACGGGCATCGATTCGAGGTTTCGTCTGACCTTGAGTTCCAGAGAGAGACTTCCACGAGTTGAAGATGCTTACCACGCGTTCCACATTCCCGGTACGCTGCGCATCGACCAAGTATGTCTGACGAAGGATGTCAGTCATGGGGTCAGGCGTCAGCAACCAACGGTGAAACTCTGGGTTGGCGTTAATGCTTTCGTAGTCAGGCACTGCTTGAGCCAGAGAAGCAAAAAACTTCTCCTGAGCCGAATGCTGATTGTCCTGAGAGAGCTTGCGAACTTCAGGGACCACCTGACGGAGACCGTCGATGTCCTGTTTGAGGGAGCCTACGGCGCCCGCAAAGTCCTTGAGCTCTTCTCGCGCGGCGCGGCGCATCACATCGACCAGATCACTACCGTACTCAGTTGTGTCCTGAGCTGTCAGGAACTGCGCATTGGAGTGTTGGGCGACAGGATTGACCTGCAGCGTGGAAATCATCTGTTGCAGATGCTGGACTTGCTGTTCCAGCGAATTGGTGCGGGCTTTTTCGGCGTTAAAAACACCTTGGAGCGAGCGCCAGCGCTGGGCGTACGTCACACTGTTCTCATCTTCTACTGGCGTCCCCTGCGCAGCGACAGGCGCGACAACTTCGGCGGCGGGTTTCGGTTCAACGTCAGTTACGTTTTCAGCAGTCGGTTTTTTGCCGTACTGGGTGTCAACGAGGGACTGCGCAGCTTCAATCTGCTTACGAATTTGCTCTGGGATGTTTGCCATTTTCCTTGCCTTTCAATTGCTAAGGAGTTTCAATGCGGCCAAAAAGGCCCTTCTGAAGTTCAGTAAGGGTCTGGACGCGACCGCGAAGTACGTCCAAATTCGCTGCTGTCCCATAGGGCAGCTTTTCAAGTTCTTCCTGGCGCCATTGGCTCAGGAATTCCCCCAGCTCGGGATACTGGCGAGCCAGCGTCTCGAACGACTGCTTGAAGGCAGGGGGGATTTGTTTCATGTTACTGGGTCTTGATGACCAAGAAGGTGTACGCGCCAGAAGTCGGCACCAGAGCGCCGGCAGTGGGGTTCACGAAAGTGGCAGAGATCGAGTTGGCACCGTTGGCTGCCGCGCCGGTCAGAGCGACCGAGTTGGCAATCGGATTGCGCACAGGGATCACGATGTCAGTAGCTTCGACGCCGGGGATGGCAGTCAGAGTTTGAGCGGCTGCAGTGGCAGCAGCTACGGATACAGGGGTCAGCGTGACAGTCACCAGCGAACCGACGTTGCGTTCGGTAGCCGCTTGGGTGCCGGCTGCGGGGATACCACGGCCTTGGCCTAGACGCAACAGATTGCAACTAAAATCTTCATAACGAGCCATTTTTAACTCCTTTTTGACGGTGACCGGCTTGCGTTTTGCTACCGGAATACGCCGACAACTGGTTTATATCACACTTAGCCAACGGTATCGCCAAGGCCCATCGTAATATATACGTCGGTCGCGGCACCGGAAGCGATCATGCTGACCTGGGTAGCGTTGCCTTTTTCCAGCAACAGCGGGATAGAACCTGCGCCACCAGCCAGAGGCATGGACCCAGCGGCTCCGCCGGCCGTCGGCACAGTAGCGGCTGCTCCGCCGATTTCGATGTACACGATGTTGGTCGGTGTAGCGTTGAACACTCGGATGGTTCCAGGGCGCACCGGCAGGGTAATTGCGGTGGCAGACGTACCGATTGTGTAGCGCGTTGTGCTGGTGTTGTTCTGCAGAGGGCTGAATGCGGACATGGGGTATTCCCTTACAGGCCGTGCTGATTCATCAGCGCGCGGAGTTCTTCGAGAATCTGCGTTGCGCGGCCGATGGCGGCTCCGCTGAATTCTTCGATGTGCGCCAGCATGCTGGCAAACGCTGGATGGTCGCCAAAGTCTTGCTTGGGAGCGACTTCAACGGGGGCAGCTTCGATGGCAGCAGGCGCTGCGTCGGGAGATTCAGGGTTAACGTCGAGATCGTCGGACATAATTACTCCTTGGAAGTGTAGGCTGAGAGTTTAGCAGCATTTGCGCAATGTACATCATTTCGCCATCAGTGGGGTTCTGAACGCCGTACGCCCGCACTTGGCCCACGTCAGCTTCGCAGCCTTCGTCGAATGTTGTGTTGGCCTGCACATGCACTGAAGGTGCACACCGAGTGATCGCGCTACGCAGCGCAATACCGGAAACTGTGGCACCCGCGTTACCCCCAGCGCACACCTCACCGGTCTCAGCACTGATACCGTCACAAGACGCAAATGTTTCAGCGGACGCACTGGCAAGGGCTTGGCCAGTCTGAGAAAATGCGCAGACCCCAGCAGGGTACGCTTGGGGCGGGGGTAGGGGTGCGACATACGGAACGGTGATCCGACCGACTGCGAATGGACTGCCGACAGAAGCATGCGCGACCACCGGAGTGGGGTAAGCCTCACCTTCCTTGATGCGCTTGAGCTGGGTGCGCGACCGGCGGCCACCATCTGCCCATGCGGTGCCAAAGTTGGTTCGCAGTATCGGGGTGGTCTCGAAGTTGGCAAAGGCGTCGGTGCCCGAGCCCGAGCTGGCAGTTACATTCCCCAGTGACGTGGTAACAAACACGCCGCTTGCAGCCACGCTGCCGTCTGCGGTTTCTGTGGGAGCTCCGAGAGATGCGGAAGCACTGACTCCGACCGCGACCGCTCCTGCTGCGCCATTGGCAGAACTGGTGCCGATAGCCGATGCAAGACCAAATCCGGTGACTGCGACTGTGGAACCAGCTGCGGCAACTGCGGTACCTTGCGCGGTACTCGCGGAAACCCCGGTCGAGGCTATGTTGGCATCGGCTGTCTCGCTGACCGTTCCGAGGCTGGTAGCAGCGGCAACACCCGCAGGGAAAGCGTCCCCCGCCGATCCGCCTGAGCCGCCCGAAGCTGTTACGGTACCCAGGGATGTCGTGGTCCCAAGGCCTGTGGCAGTCGTATTGCCTGCAGCGGATTCGCTGACAGTTCCTAGCGAAGTGGTGGTGCCTTGGCCTGCAGCCGAAGTGCTGGCGCCGGCCGATACGGTGACGGTTCCTAGCGAAGTGGTGGTGCCTTGGCCCGCAACTGCGGTGTTAGCGCCGGCTGATGCAGTAGGCGTCCCGAGAGTCGCCGTAGAAGCGACCCCGGAAGCCGTCACATTCGCTGTGCCCGACGGAGAAACAACACCTAGCGCCGTGGAGGCAGAGACCCCCGCAGGATTAGCTGTGCCGGCGCCACCCCCGCTGCCAGCTGTTAGCGCAAGCAGCAGTGACATTTATGGCCTATTCGTTAAAACCGTCGAAGCCGATCAGGTGGCCGAAAACGCCGGCAGTTGCGGCCGTGCCAACGTAGCGGCAGCATACTTTGACGAACTCACCGGGGAAAATCGGCACATCCGTCAGCGGAACCTGAATGCGTGCGCCGGTCACCAGCGCAGCGGCTGCAGCAGCGATGGTTTGCACACCCAAAGGGATAACGCGGCGAATCTTGGTCGTCGCGCTCTCGGTCGTGGCCTCCGATACCGCCGTGCTGCCGATGGACAGATACCACACGATGTTCATGCCGCCACCAGTGAGGGCGGTCTGCACGTAGGTTTCCAGCCAGCACCCGCGCAGGTACAGCGTCTTACCCGTCACCGCCGCGCCGTTGGCCGGGTTCTGGTAGCTATCGATGATCAGGTCGGTGTTTACCGCCGCCGTGGCGGTGGCCAGGAAGTGGCCACCCAGGCCGGTACCCAGCGCCGCCGTGGTGTTGGTGGGCACTGCCGCCGTGGGTACGGTGTTATTCACGTAACTGGCCGTGATACCAACGGTCGTACCGTCCTGTGTGTAGGCGCAATGCCCGCCCTGTCCGGTCAGGCTCAGTGTGTAGTCGCGGTTCGGGGTTTCCTCTTCCAGCCATGCAGCAACGTGGCCGACCTTGAACTGCGTGGCGCTAGCCGGAGCCGTAGCCAGTGTGTAGGTGCGCTGAGAGATGTAGAGCGCCGTGTTCAGCAGTGAACTGCCCGCTGTAGACGGGCGCACAATGTTGGCAATACGAACGCCGTCGATCTGGAACTCAGCACCCTCGTCAGAGATACGGATGAAGTAGTTCTTGATTACGTTGATCGGAGCCAGCGTGGCAGCGTTGAGCGATGCAGACTGCAGCTCGACGCCGTTGGTGATAAGCACGCAGCGGAACTCACCGATCGCATTGAAGCGGAACACCGCGCCGTCCGTGATAGTGCCGTTGAACGTAGTGTAGTTGTAGGCACCCCATTCGGTGACATTGTTGGTCACCGGCGTATTGGTTGGGTAGCCGTCGGTCTCAATAACCGTCGCACCACCCATGTTGATCGGGACTGGCTGGGCGCTCTGGTTACCGGACCCGGTGGACAGCGTAGTGACGTTGCCGTTGTTCAGGGTCAGCAGGCCGGATGCCACGGCCACGGTCTGGGTCGTAGCGATCTGGTGCCAGTAGCCGGTGTTGACCGCAGTGCCTGGGAATGTCTTGCTCACCAGCAGGGACGGAGAGCCGGCCAGGATTCGACTATCCGATGTAATCAACCCCTTGCGTACCTCACGCGTACCGGTAACCGTGCCTGGGTCAGACTCAGCGGCCAGCGCTGCGTAGCCCACCTGGTTAATCGAGGTTGGCAGGTTGACCTTGGCGTTGTTGTTAACGTCCACCTCGGCTTGATAGCCAGTGACGCCACCGACGATTCTTGAATCCATTGGCATTTAGTCGCTCCATACCCAACGAAGGGCAAATTTGCCTTGCAGCTTGTGCTGCGATGTGGCGTAAATAGTGAAACCGGTCCCGGCCGTGGGAGTGCCGCAGGTCAGGCCCGCCAGCATGTCGAAATAGCGGTGGTCGTTGGCGGTGTGGCCGTCAGTAGATGTGTCGTCCGCCATCACAAACGCCTCGACCTTGCTTGTCGCGCTGATGGTCGTCTGCCCGGTCACGGCCACACTGGCGTCATTCGACCCGGGGAACGCCCCGAAGTCGATTTCAGCGGTGCCGATTGCGTTGGCCACGTTACGCGATGCGGATCAGCGAAGTGCTATCTCCGACAGCTGGCATATTGACCGTGAACGTGCCGTTGGTCGAAGTGATGTCCGAGCCAAAGTTCAACACGGCTACTGCTTTGTTGGACTTTGAGCTATTGTAGATGAGCGCGCCGCGTGCCGTGATCGTAGAGGACGGCCAAGACGGAGCAGTAAAGTCAAGTCGAGCAGTTGTTGTGCCGGTTACCGAAAAGCCGGACAGGGTAGTTCCTGCGGCTGTGTATCCAGTGCCAGACACCTCGTTGGTTGCAGAGTACGCCGTGGTGGTGGCGTCCAGGGTAGCCGTAGAGGTGTAAAGCGCAATTTTGTACACGTCAGCAGCAGCGTGGGTGCCTCCGACGATTTCCGATTTCCACGAATTGCAGACTGCTGCAGTGATGGCCATTACGCGCTCCTTCCGGTTTGTTTGTTGCTGACTGTGTTAGCGTCTTGGCCACCCTTCGGATTTCCGCCGGGGAACAGTTGCGCTCCATGGACCTCGCCATTGGGGCCACGGTTGAATTGTACGCTAGCCTGCGGGCCTTGCGCCTGCTGGGCTTGCTGCTCTTGCTGGGCCTGCTGCTGAGCTTCTTGCTCTTTCTGCATCATTTCCAGCTTTTCCTTGCTTGGGATGATGTCGTCTATGGGCATGTTGAGCCCCTTGGCAACTTCGCGAAGGATGGCCGCGCGGCCTGGGATGCCGACGATCTGGCTGTCCATCGGGTTCGATGTAGCCTGCAAGAACTCCATGCGGCGGACGTTTTCCTGCTCTTTCGTGGCCAGCTGAATGGCACCCTTGGGGCAAGTCTGCGAGTCGCCTTTGATGGAGTCATCGTCCACGTAGCGCATGTTCCAGTCATACTGGGCTTCCACAGCGGGGCCAATGACATCCATGTCAAGGTGCATGATCACTTGGCGGATACCCTTGCCGGCCGAGCCCATGAGCATGGACAAGCCAGAAGCTGTGCGGCCCGCACCGCCTACGTTCATGTCTCCGTAGACGTACGCCGGAATGCCGGATTGGTCATCTGCCAGCTTGGTGAAGTGGGTGTACACCATCATCAGCTCTTGCGCGTTGCTTTGTGGCTGGTTGAAGCGCACGGCTGGCTGGCCAGAACCCATGGGGTCGTTGGTGACCTGGAACACGCGCCAAGGTGTGAGCGTGGTGACTTCCTCGTCGGCCGGCAGCCGGTCTACGTTGACTTCCACCATCGGGCCAGAGGCTAGGCCCATATTGTTCACCAGAGCGCGCGCAGCAGCGTTGCACATGTTCTGGATGTCGTCGATCAGCTCCGGGATGCCGGTGCCCCACAAAGCGCCTGGGCGCTTCACAAAGGAGCTGGTGTAGTACGGGTTGCGACCCAGCGGGTCATAGTTCATCGTGGCTTTGATGACCCAGCGGTCGATCAGCCACGCATTGCAGTCGTATTCTTTGTCTGGGTCTGGCACTTCGGCTTCAGTCATGCCCCACTCCAGCAGTTTGCTGCCGGGGACCTTGCCGGTGAACTCAAGCGCATCTACGGTAGCCGTGGGGCGGTCCCAGATGTTGTACTTCTGTTCGAGTGTGGCTTTAGTCTGCTCGTTGGGGTTCAGCCATGTACCAGTCGAGCTGTACGGCATGTTCTCCAGGACCTGAGAGATGGCATCGTCGTCATACCCGGGCACGCCTTTGAGGGCAGCCAGCTCAGGGCGCGAGAGGCGATGGTGCTCGAACACAAAACCTTCTTTGATGCTGGTCACGCCCGGCTCTGGGTAGATGCGGTACGGGTCCACGCGGGTGTATGTGGGCACCAGCTCTTCGGTCACATCGGGGGCGTACTTGCCGTCAGGACCTTGCACCCATTTCATCTTGCGCTGCTTGCGCACGACCGGGCCCTTAAGGAAGGCGTTGGGGTACGTCACCAAGTCGGAAATGAACGCGTTGAACCCCTCGACCATGCCGCCTTCGGCAAACTGATCTTCGATGAGGGTTTGCATGGCGTCGGACGTTTCTTGCGCCTCTTCCATGATTTCAGTTCGCACTTCCTGGATGGCGAGCTCTTTCATTTCCTCTTGCGCTTCGGCGTCTTGCGGCTGGCCAGACTGCATCTGGGCCATGACTTTCTGGCTGAACGAGTCAGTGATGCGCTGCGAGTCTTCCGGGTTGATGTCCGGGCGCGGTGACGGAGACACCAGGAAAGGAATCTTCCCGTCTTCCAGCAAGATGTCGCGCAGCCATGACTCGGCGCCACGGCACTTGGTCTCGGTGACCATCATGTAAACGCTGGAGCCGCCTTGCTTGGCAATGGCGTTCTGGATCGTCTGTTCGTATTCGCCGTTGCGCTGACGCAAGGCCTTGAACATTTTTGTCTCTATGGGGAGTTTGGCCCGCTTGGCGGGCTCCCACAGGCGGCGCAGGTGTCCGGCGAGTCCCTGGATCAACGGGTCATTCTGCCGATCCATTGCAGCGGACTCCGCCGTTTGGCGGGCGTCCATCTGCGAATTGTTCTCTATCCGAACAAGCCCGGCCATTACTTGACCTTGGCTACGAGCTGATTACCCTGGTTAAATCCAGTGCCCATGGCGGCAGAAGCGCCACCGCCGGTCAGGATGTTGCCACCGGGTTTGAGGCCGCCTTTTACAGGAGAGCCGGTATCTGTCGTGCCGCCTGCAGCTGCGAACTCGTCGCCCTGGTTGTAGCCGCTAGCTGCGTTTGCTGCGTCGGTCGTGGGGCCAAAATTACCGCCTACGCGCACATCACCGCCGGCTTTGGGGCTGCCTGCCATGCGAGGGCTGGAGTCACCTGTAGCGCGAACGCCTGCGATTTGGTTACCTTGGTTGTAGCCGCCTGCGGTGGCTGAAGCTGCAGGGCCGCCGACAGAACCGAGGGTCTTGTACTGTTGAGAGTTGGATTCCATAAAATTCTCCTAAAGACCCACGGCGGGCCACTAGCACTATAACAGATCAGCGAGGGGTTGCGTCCGGCATGGTACCAAACGGCTTGAACGGGGGGTTTGGCTTTTTAGGCGCTGGGCCGTGGCCGATTTGGCCGCCGTCGGCAAACCGAATGCCGGTTTTGGGGTCCACCATGGTCGATGGCGCGGAGGCGGCAGGCGCTGCGCCAGTGGCCTGATCCACAGCAGATTCGATTTTCGCGCCACGGGTTTTGAGGTCCTGAGCTGCTTGGCCGGCTTTTCCACCGCTGAGCGCTTGGCCGTAGAACCGCAGGGTGTCTGCGAGCGTCACGGGGACTACCGGGCTGTTACCTTTTTGTAAAACTTCGGCCATGGCGCAGACTCCTGATTGCAAAAAATATCACGACGATGACCCCCACGGGGAGGTACCCGAGCTCGTACCCTACGATGAGGGGCAGTATGGTGGCTGTGGGGTTCATGCCCCTATTCTAAGTCCAACCGGAGGCGTTTGCAACGCGAACCGGTCGTCGTTTGCCGCCCATCGCTGATGAGAGTGCACCGCTGTCCACCCCGAGGCAGCCGTATTGCAGGGCATCGGCGGCGTGCGAATGCTCGTCTTTCAGGGGTTCGGTCTCGTAACTGCCGTCCTTTTTGCGCCGGTATTTGTACCCGCCATACATGCCGGCGATCAGGTGTTTCATTCCGTCGGACGTTTCCGGGCTGGAGAACAGCAGCGCTGCGGCTCCGTTGACTTGGCCACTCAGGAGCTTTTCCACCGATGCGATTCGTTTCGTGGGGTCGTTGGTCGGTGCCCTGAAGCTGCGCAGCCCTTCTTCGCGGAAGATGTCTTCGACGTTTTGCTCGTTGAGCTGGCTGCGTGCCCAGCCGGCCGGGTCTCCGCAGATCAGGTACTTGTTCGCTGGGAACTTGCGTGAGAGCAGCGGTTTGACGTGCTCTCGCAGAAAACCCTGGAGGCCCAGGTTAGTGACGTACAGGGCGTCGAGCACAAGCACCCTCCCGCGCGCGTCTCGTTGCAAGAACACCGCAGCCGGGGTCCGCCCGAAGTCCATGCCGATGATGATGGGGTACTGGTCGTACTCGATGTGGCGCAGCACGGTGGGCGATACGTGGTATTCCCGCACGAAACTTTTCTCGTACACCGGCTTGCCCACCAGTGAGCGGCCGTATTCTCCGTGCACATGCACCCGGATGAAGTCTTCTGTCGCGCCATCCATCATGTCTTCGTAGTAGGTAGCGCCCAGGTTTTCCCGGTTCTCTGCCAGCGGGCTCAAACCGCTGGGTTGCCGAAACATTTCCCAGCCCTTGGGCTTCATGACTTCAAACTGCTCATACAGCCAAGAATCCTCACTTGGAGGGTTGGTATCCAGGATCAGGCCTGACCAATATTGGGGCGGCTTTCCGGTTTTAGGATCGTCCGCGAGCATTGACTTGCTGGGGTAGCGAGGCATCCGGGAGCGGGCCGCAATGATCAGCTCCGGGTGCACTTCCCGCGCTTCGTTGATAAACGCGCCCGTAAGTTCTAAGGACAGCAGCTTGCGCTGGTCATCTGGCGTATCCAGTGGAAGAAACAGGATTTCTGCATCGATGTCCCCGACTTTCAGG